TGTCAACATCAATTGAGCTGGCATACGTTTATCAAACGCTTTATAATCTCCTGCAACAATTCGATCAGGACCATGTTCAGTCAAATATTCGTAAATATTATGCCATTCCTTTGATTGAGCTATTGTTCCGGGAGCAGACTCAAAAACAAATCTATTCCTTTGAACAACTCTAATAAATGACAATAAATACTTACGAACAACTATGGTCCAATCATATGGTGCACCACAAAAAACTCGGATTTTTCCAAGTTTTGCTTTGGCAAAAGAAATTGGCTCATCTTTATAATGAGCTGTAAAAACAGGGTGATATCTTTCATTGTTCTTGTATCTCTCTTCAATCAATCTCACACGTTCCATAACCTCTTGATTAGGCATAACAGGATCCAAAATTTCGCCCAGTGGAGGAACAGCATGATTGAGAAAAGATTTTTTCTTTGCCCAGGGCGCACCGGCACTCGTACCACGATTTATAGCATCAACATATGAAACACCTGCTGCACCATTAATCGTAGTAAAATCATCATATACCTCAATTTTATTCCACTCCTCAGTGGGTAAGTGCTCAAAAATATCATTGAGGTATTCATCCGCACACTTTGAAAGTATATCTTGCTTCATCTCTGAGACTGGATTTACTAAATCCAATGCTGCTATTCTTTTACCCATCCACCAACCCATAGGTGGTTGAGTATACTTAATTTTATAGCCAACTAAAGCAAGATAATCACTCATAATAGTATTCTCGACCATACTTTTAGGTTGTTGTCGAAAACCTGTAAAAGATCCATAAATTGAAGCATCACCTTCTTCTATGTAACGAAACACAGACTTGTGATGCAACTTTGTAATAGATCGAGCAACTGATGGTGCAGATAAGATGGGTTGTGAAGCCTGTAGCGTGAATGAATTAAAATGTGAAATATGTTCTTCTATCCATTCAAAACTAACTTCAGTAGCATAAACCTCGTTCGTTCTTGCAGCAGAATGTACCCCTACAATAACGGGGCCTTTAGCTGTATCAAGAATCAAAGGCATACCACAATCTCCATCTATTGTTTGTATTTGTGGTGTACCACTCCATGTACGAGCAGCTATCAAAAACTCAGGGACAAATCCCCAATTTCTTCCAGCTGCAGTTACAGCATTCTGAATAATTGAACCATCTTCCTGTCTCTTCAAATAAAGACCATTGGCTCGTACATTCATAGATGCTTTAACAAAATATGGAGTGATATCAGTTCGAGGAGACATTTTTGTCAGGTGTAAAAGACACAAATCATTAGACTTATCACGATAAATCTGTGATTTTTCTAAAGTAAATTGACGATTTGTATTAACACCACTCTGCGAATTTGCAGAAATGACTCGAACATAATCAAAATCCTCTGGAACACAATGATTACACGCCAAATATATCTGTCCTTTAAGACAAACTGTGCGTGAAAAGAAAGATTTACTTCCTTTAATAAAATAAATAAACATAACATTATTTGACATTTTAGATATAAGTGTATTCACTTGTCCTTTAAGACACGACACTTTCACATCAACATCAAATTGAGCTATATTGTTATC